GTCAGATCAACAACAGAGTCAGTCTGTTACTCCTCAATTATCATCAGCGAGTACAGCATGAAATTTAAATCAGATTTAGACAAGTCTCTTTTAATGTTAGAGTTAGGGTATTCTGATACCTCATCTCCTGACCAAGTTCCTGAAGATGTGATTGAAAGTTTTATTAAAAAGCGTCGTAAATTAGTAACTGGATTGAAAGACTTTAGAAAGTCTCAAGAAGTTAAATCTAATTGGAGACGTCATCGTTATAAAATGATGAAAGGTATTAAAAGTTGGCATAAGTCTACTACAGGTAAACGATTCCATCGTCAACTAGGTAGATTCTTAGCTACTAAAATACTAGAAGATAACGATAGACTTGATATTGAGAAGTACGAAACTCTCAAAGCTTTATCATCTTTACATACTCATATGTATATTGAAGGCGAGTTCTTCAGATCATCTGTTAATGAAGATGTAGATTTTGAGTTAATGGTAGAATATTCTCTACCATTGCTCACTAACCTAGAATTAAAGATTCTAGAAAATAAGTACGCTGATATCTCACCTGATGAGATAGAAATAATGTTACGTCTGACTGAAGAGTCAGAAGTTATATCCGCATTGTCAGCGTTAACTAATAGTGATCAGTCTAAAATTAAAGACTCATTGATGGTTACTAAAGTAGATGAAGATCTTACTTACGGTATATCCATGAAGTATTTCAAAGTACTAGAGATGAAGTCTTCGATTGACTATCTCGAATCTCTAATGGAGAGAGATAATGTCTAACAACAAACTTAATGATTTATTTACTTTATCTGAATCACTCAATATAAAGTGGGATATAGATGAGGTAAATGAAGCAGAGCAAGATAGTGTTGTCGACGGTGTCAATATTTTAGGTCGAGCAAGAGGTCCATTCTTTGCAGTAGATGGAGAGTCACGTAACAAACGTTTCTACTCCAAAAAGCTGTGGGAAAACGCACTAAATAAAACTGCTGATAAAATGAAAAGCGGTTTGATGTTAGGTACTATTGGTCATGATCAACCATTAAATGACGAAGCTCTTCGAGAAGGCTTAATTAGCCATAGAGTGACCAAGCTCTGGATTGATGATAATAAGAAAGTTGGTATGGGTGAAGCTATAATCTTCAACACTCCAGCTGGACAAAGACTAAACAGTTATATACGTGGTGGCGTACCTATAGCTGTATCATCTAGAGCTGATGGCGAGTACAATGGAACTAGTCCTTCAGGGTCTCAGATCGTAAATGAAAATACGTTTGACCTAGATACTTTTGACTTTGTACTAAAACCAGGTATACCTCATGCTATTCCTTCTTTAGTCGAGAGTGAATTATCAAAAATTCCTTCGATTGACAATGTCGATACAATAATTGAAACTAAGGATGACGTAATGTCCCAAGCACTACTAGAATCACTGACTCAAGATAAAGTTCAACTTCAAGGTCAGTTAAATGAAGCAATTTCATCTGTCGAGAATGAGAAGAGCAAGAATGTTGCACTTCAACAAGCTAATGAATCATTCAAGAGAGATGCTGCTCGACTAGAGGAATCTCTAGCTGAAGCAAACCGTAAGCTACAAGAAGCTACAGCTGCGCAGACTAATCAAGACTCAGAACTACGTTCTTACAGAGAACTAGGTGAAGCTGTCGAGATTAAAACTGCTCTGACTGAGAGCCTGGAACGTCTTGCGGAATATGAAGACTTTGGTACCATCAGCGAGCTCACTGAGGCTTTTGAACAATCCAAGGATCTGATTGACGACTATTCTGAACTAGGATCACCTGACGAGATCGAAAATGTTCTTGAAACTTTCGAGTCTTACTCTGAACTGGGATCCGTTGAAGATCTTTCAGTAAAGTTAGAACTGTTAGCTAAGTATGAAGACTTAGGTACTCCTAAAGAAGTGGAAACTCTTCTTGACGTTGCCAATAAGTATGCAGACTTAGGTTCACCAGAAACTATTGCTGAAGCATTCGAAACAATGGATACTTTAGTAACTAAGTTCGACGAAGATAATAAGTCCAAAGAAGCAGAGAGTATATCTAAGCAGTTTGGCATCAAGAAAGAGATTGCGGAAGGTTTCATTACTAAACATGGTAAGACTGAAACCATTGCAATTCTTGAGTCTCTGAAGACTGATAATGTTTCAGAAAGATATCGTGCAGCGCCTTCTACTGCTCCTAGAGAAAAAGTAGAGACTCTGAATGAAAATGTCTCTCAAGACGAGAATCGTGGTTCTCGTCTGATGAAGACCCTTAGCAGATAATTAATTAGTGAGTTTTACCGTGGCTGAAATTTCCATAAATGAACAACTTAAAGGTAAGAAAATTGAGCAGGATGCAGATCGCTATTCTAAGATCTACAGACCTCAATTAGACTTACTCGAGAGCTCTCCTCTATCAAAGACTCGTTCTATTACAGCGTTCGACTACTATGCTCTAGGTAAGCAATTAGAGCAATTCGACGACTATAAGAGAATGTGTGAAGAGGACGGCTCCGTTACTCAACTAGGTACCATTCCTAACATCGCTCATGATGTTATCGGTGTTACTTACGCAACTTCACCTCTAGCTGTTATCGCATCTGTACAACCAGTTGACGAAGAACAAGGTACTGTATACTACAAGAACGTAGTAGCTCAGTCAACTCGTGGTAACGTAAGTGCAGGTCAGTCACTACTACATGCTACTAACGTAGAACAAGTAAATCCTCAAGGATTCTCTGGTGATACTTTAGTATTTAGTGCTGGTAATACTGTAGCTGCTACTCTTACTTACGCATTCAACCTGACTGAAGTTCCTGTTAAGCCTGGTTTCTGTAAGCTAGCTATCGCTGGTGTTACTATTCCTAACCTTGACGACGGTGCTGGTAACATTCTAGGTAAGGGTGTCAGTGGTTCTATTAACTATACCACTGGTGCAGTTTCCTTCACACTAACCGCAGATCCAGGTAATAGCCATGCTATTACCATGCAGTATGCAACTAACTTCGAAATCGCCGCTGATCTGCCAAAGATCGGAATGAAGTTAGACTCTAAGAGTATCCGTGCTCGTACCTTCGCTCTGAAGGACACTATCGGTCTAGAGCAACAATATGCTCTACGTCGTCGTTTCGGTATCATCGCTGATGACGAAATGGCTTCTGACCTGATTGGTGCGATCAACTCCGAAATCGTTAATACAATCATCGTTGGTCTAACTGTTCAAGCGATGGGTACAACTACCTGGAGCAAGACCGCTCCTTCAGGCGTATCTTACCTAGAACACAAGCAAACACTGAAGGACAGCTTCACTGCTGCTGAATCAGTAATGCTAGGAAACGCTGGTCGTGGTAACATCGGTGTTATGATCGCTGGTCGTGACGCATGTTCTATTATTGGTACTCTACCAGGTTTCGTTAAGATCACTGACGGTTCTACTCCAGGACCTCACATCTACGGAACTCTCGATGGTGTAACTGTAGTACGTGTACCTGCCGCTTCTGTACTAGATACCTGGACTATCCTTGGTCTGTATAACGGTCCTTCTCCTTTCGAGTCTGCTGCTGTATACTCTCCATATATGCCTCTACTAGTAACTACTGCAATGCCTAATGGTATCAACCCTCTGTCAAACCAGAAGGCTGCTGCTGTATGGGCTGGTGTAGACGTTCTGGTTCCTCAGTTCGTAACCAAAATTGTTATTAGCTAATTAAGTAATTTCCTTTGATGTAGTACCCATTCTTAATTGAGTGGGTACTACATTTTACATATTTAGGTATATAAATGTCTGATAAGTATTTTCTTAAGAACACTGGAGACGGTGGCATTAGTTTTAATCTTCCTAATGTTGACTTAGTCTTAGTTCTTCAATCTGGTGAAACTACTGAAGTAAATCTGAGACAAGCTCAAGCTGCTCAACAATTTTTATCTACTATGAGTTTAGAGATTACTCAGTTTGACGAAGAAGCTCATGCTAGATCTTTAGTACGAGCTAGTCAAGAACAGTCTGAGTCTCGGAGATTAGCTGATGAATCTAAGAAATTAAATCAAGAAAAAGAAACTAAACGTCTAGCTGACGAAAAAGCTGAGTTATTAAAACAGGCTACTCTAGATGAAGAAAAGAAGAAGCTTGCAGAGGAGAAGGCCAATACTAGCCAGTCTTCTGAAAAAGAAAACAAAGATACTTCAAAGACCGAATAGAATTAGAGTAAATCGCTATGGCTAAAGCTCCTGTAGTTCAACGTATTACAGCAAGTCTCTCTGACTTACTTAAAGGTAAAGAACTACTAGGTCATGCGACTGGAGATCTTCGTAAAGTCTCTGTAGTTAAAATGACACCAGTTCCTCAAAATAAGCAGTTAGTTATATCTGCTATTGCTAATGGGTCTAAACTATATTCTCTAACTATGAGTCTTTAC